GAATCCATTGTGTTCTTCCAACCTCTTGTACCATCAACATATACAAGTGTAATAGATTGACCTACTGTATTTAAAGTTGAATTAAAAGACCCTCCATTAATTAAAGATCCATTTCTACAAAGCGTAACAGCATTTGTATTCCATGTAGAAGCATAATCAGCTATTGAAATAATGTCCCCAGCACTAGGACTAGCAGGTAATGTAACTGTAACCGCACCGCAAGTTGTATTAACAAAATAACCTGTACCGCTAACACCTGTAAATGGTGATGTCTTTGCAGTAGTACACCAATCAACTGTACCTGTTCTACCAAAGCCAGATTGTGTAGCACCTGCACCAAGTGTAACTGTTGTTCCACAGCCACCTAATGTTAGTGTGCTTCCTGTTCTTTTATCTACTGTGTTTACTTTAACTGTACTCATAATTTAATTCCTATTGAAACTTATATCTTATAATAACTATTCCTGAACCACCAGCACCACTATTTCCTGGACTACCATATCCTCCTCCACTTCCTCCACCTGTATTAGCAGTACCTGCTGTTGTTGTAGTACCAGGACTTGTTCCACCACCTGTGCCACCTCCAGCACCACCAGATCCAGCAGTAGCTCCTTGATCGGTTGCTCCACCTCCACCACCACCAGCATAAGTTACTGGACTTCCTGAAATACTAGTTGCTGATCCTGCTCCGCCTGTTCCAGAGGCTGGTCCTGGAGCTGCAGAAGCTGCGGCACCTGCTCCACCTCCTCCGCCTACCGAATATGGAGAAGTAGGTCCTGCAGGATTTCCAATTCCTCCAGGATTACCTTGAGGTGGGCTAACTGGAGGTGTATTTCCTGCTCCAAAAATAGCTGGTTCATAAGAACCGCCACCACCAGATCCACCAGGAATGTTTGGACTTGCAACTGGAGCTTGACCTTGTCCTCCGCCACCACCAGTTGAGGTTATTGTTGAAAAAACTGAAGAACTTCCTCTATTTCCAGGTTCATTGCCTGTTGCACAAGAAACTCCTGATCCACCTCCTCCTACTGTAATTGGATATGATGTTACTGAAACTGGTAAACTTGTTGGAGTAGCTAATGGGCTTGCTGTGTAACAACCTGATACTGTTGCACAATGAGATTCTCTATAACCACCACCGCCTCCTCCACCACTATACCTAGTTCCTCCGCTACCACCACCAGCGACTACTAAATAATCTACTACCGCTAAAGGACCACCTGCTGCTGAAACACAAAAAGTTCCATCAGATGTAAATGTGTGGATTTTATAATTTCCGCAAGTAGTAATTGTACCACCTGTTGCTGTTATATAAGTTGCTCCATATTGTGCTGTTGTATTATCTAATATTGAAGTCCAACCTTTAGTTCCATCAACATAAATTAATGTAGTTGATTCACCGTTTGTAATAATTCCAGTATTAGCACAAATACCATCCATTTTAGAACCATTTCTACAAAAATTTATATTATTAGTAGCAGCTGTTCTTGCGTAGTCTTTAATTGAAATTATGTCTCCAGCAGATGGAGATGCTGGAAGTGTAACTGTTACAGCTCCACAAGTCGTATTTACAAAATAACCTTTTCCACTTACTCCTGTGAATGGAGCAGTTTTAGCTGTCGTACACCAATCTACAGTTCCAGTTCTACCGAAACCTGTTTGAGTTGCACCAGATGCTAAAGTTACTGTATCACCTGATTGACCAATCGTTAATGTTGATCCGCATTGTGATGAAATTTGATTTACTTCTATTTTACTCATTATACAATTACCAATGTTCCAGTTACTGTTACTGTATTAGTGAAAGATACTGGTCCTGCAAGAACAGCATTTTCTAACACCATGTTTTTATCTAATGTACCTGCATGATGATAAACTGTTTCTGTAGCAGGATTATCACCGATATAATCTTGTCCAAAAATATTCATTTATTCTCCTATGTACTAATTGAATCAACTCTACTAATCCAAACATCTACGCTTGATGCAGCACTTGATTGTCCTTTAAGAACATCTGTATTCTGCATAACGACTTTAGAACCTGATTGTATTAGTTCAACTGAACTAGCAGCAGGTAAACTTAAGTCTTTAACAAGGTATCTATCAGTAGAACCTGATTCTGAAATCCATACGCTAACTGTTACAGCGGCAGCTGTTATGTTAGCAAGTCTTAATCCAACAATAGCATCATCACTATCTGCTGTGAGAAGTGTAGTTGCTGAGTTTGTTATTTGACCGCCATCTGATTCAAAATCTTGTGCCATATTTATCTCCTTATAATGCTATTGCCATAGCAGTTGCAAATCCTTTTGAGGCTGCATCTGTTATTTTTGTTACGCTTATACTATTTACACCAAGTGTAATAGTTCCGCTAGTAGTAATAGGTGAACCACTAACAGAAATTTCTGAAGAACCAGCATCTGCCACAGCTACAGAAGTTACTGTACCTGTAAAAGATGGTTGTACTTGAGAAAAAGTAATATTAACACTACCAATACTTCCGCTATTATCGGTTGTGCATAAATAAATTTTATCTGCATTTGTTGATCCTTCTTGTACGATTACTAATTGTCCAGCTAGTTCAGCAACAGTATCAAAGTCAGGATCTCTACTTGCTGCTCCACTTGCAGGTACTATGTATATACCATTTTCAGTTTGATCTGTTTGGTCTTTAACTAAAATTTTATTTCCTGTTGCTAAAGTAATACCATCTAAAGTATCTCCATTTTCTAAATCAGTAGATAAATTAATATTTGCAGTTGTAGCAACTCTTGTAATGATTCTTGTTTTTAATCCTGCAACTAAATCATCAACATAAGTTTTTGTAGTTACATCAGTTCCTGATGATGGACTTGGCATACCTGTAATTGTACCGCCAGTAATTGCAACATTACTTGCAGCTTGAGTAGCCATTGTACCTAAACCTAAATTAGTTCTTGCAGTAGATACAGAAGTTACATCAGATAAATTATTTGCTTTAACTAACTTAGCATCTAATTGTGTTTGAACAGCAGAAGTTGTTCCAGATAAATAACCTAACTCAGTAGATGTTACTGAACTTGCAGCAACCTTTCCTGAACCATCTGAAGTTAATGCTTTGTTAGATGTAAGATCAGAAGATGTGATTGAAGTAGCAGCACCTGTGATCGTAGCTTGTTTACCATCTATTTGAGTTTGTAATGCACTTGTTACGCCTGATACATAACCTAATTCAGTTGAAGTAACAGATGATACAGCAACTTTACCTGAACCATTAGATGTTAATGCTCTACTTGCAGTTAAGTCTGAAGATGTAATTGTTGTAGCACCACCAGTAATTGTTGCTTGTTTAGCATCAAGTTGAGTTTGAATATTTGATGTTACACCATTTAAATAATTAAATTCTGTATTATCAACTACACCTGTTCCTAATTTAGCTGCATTAATATTTGCACCTGTAGCAACCTGTGCATCTGTAATTAATCCTGTTGGTAATGAGTTATTAGATTTACTTAAGATACCTACAAAAATATTTGTAAGAGCTTCATTAGATAATGAACCACTATCCCAAGTAACATTAACTGTAGTATCTGTTGAAAAAGATGATGAAGATATTGTTCCATAAATAGTTCCTGGTGTTGGAGCAATAACTTTTACTCTACGACCTGCATGATAAACTGATGTTACATCAGCTCCTGCAATTGTGAAAGAAGTTGCACTAGCATAAGCAGAAGTATAAGCACCACTACCATCTCCATACTCAATCCATTCTGCATCATTGAACCAATCTCTTGTGTTCTTCATCAATGCTCTAATGGCATTGTTTAAGTTTGAAGGTAACATACCTTCACCAACGAATATTGAATTTAATGATGTGTTGTTAGCTTGTGTTGTTGAATAATCTTTAATATTTGTTGCCATCTAATCTCCTATGAACCAAGCAAATGCTTTGTTGTTTTCAATATTTTTTTCGTTAACCAATACGTTAACAGCTTCTTCAATTTGTCTTTGGAAGAACTCTTGAGTATCTAAACTGTATCGAACATTATCTATATCAGTTCTATCCGTCATCTTCCACCTGCTCTTGAAGCTACAAAGTCAACGCCTTGAGCATGATTCCAAACTGTGCCTGAAGGAATCTTAACATTAGCTCTAATATATCTTCCTGAACTTCTAACTGGTACAGTACCACTTGTTACCATTGATGAATAAGAAGATACAGTTGGATCATCTGCTAATCTTTCTCTTGTTGAAATTGCTACAGTAGCTTGTGCATCAACAATTGGTCTTACTTCTGTAATATCACTTCTTAGTCCTGGAAACAACTCTAATTCTGTAGTTTCTAATTCTACTTCTCCAGGATCGCCAGAAAATATAGCTGCTTGATAAGAATCATTTATAGCACCTAAATATAACTGACCACCATTCCAAAATGGAGTATCTAAGGAAATATTAATGTTTTCTAAGTTTTGAGAAATCAAGTCCATTTGTTCTACAGTATAAGCACCTACAAATTGAGTAAAGATAGTAGAAGCATTAGCATTAGCTAAAGACCATTTTTCAGTAACATAATTGTAAATGATTACTTTATCGCAAATACCTGTAATGTTACCTGCATTAGAAGAACCAGGATATAACCATATTGCTAATTGATTAAATGGGTCAACTGCTGCTACAATACGATCTGTAAAGGCTTTGTTTAAATCTACATCAAAAAATCTATTTACTTTTTCTGCACCAATCGGTTTAACTTGGTCTCCATTGATTTCAAAGAAACCATCATCTGCATAAAAGAAAGCTCTACGATTATCTTGGCAAACTGTCTTACCATATACTGCACCTCTGTTTGGAGAGATTACAGAAAATCTAAATACTGTTGCACCACCAACATAGTCCATTCGTAATATTTCGTTTTGTCTAAATACATAACCATACTCACCTGATGTTATTGCTACGATCTGTCCACCTGAACCTGGTAAATCTTGAAAGTCAGATTGTTTATTTCCTGCTTCCCAAGTTGTTAAATCATTGATACCGCACCATTGAACTCTATTTCTATTTGATGATTGGTTTCCTGTAACTAAAAAATCCCTAATAACACCTGATGTTCTAAATATTGGAACTGTACCTGAAGTAGCAATAGATGATAGGTCAGCAAAGTTAGTTGATGTTCCCATTAAATAATATTGAGGTGCATCTACACCATTACTTACAATGATGTAATCTCCAAATTGTGTGAATGTAAAAAAGTCTGTATCGCCACCTGTCAAACTAGATTTTCTTGAAGTAAATGTTCCAGCATCTAATTGATAAATATCTGTAGGTGTAGCAGCAAAGTTATAACTTACGTTTCCTGTTGATCTAAATGATCCTGCACCTTTTGAGTTTGCACCTAAATTATTACTTGAATAAGTTACTAATGATGGAAAAGGTTTATAAGAAGTTGCAGCATAATAAACATTAGTAGCTACGTTTGCTCCAGGATTAAGATGTGGTGGTTGATCTGGTAACCATTCTCCAAAAGGAACTTGCATATTAACTCCTAATTATTATTATTGTTAGATACTTTTGTTGTATCAGAAAAAGCACCAGCTACAGTTACGTCTGATCTTATTTGTAAAGGCGAACCGCTAAACTGATCTTCTCTATCATTTTGTTCTAATCTTTCTAATGCAGTTGAATATAACTGTAACCATTGTTGAACTCTATTAGGATCAACTCCACCTAAAAATTGTGCAGCATGATATAATGATCCATATAAATAAATAGATGGATGATTAGTTAAAATGAAATTAGAAGTATTTGAATCTGATAAAGCATCAAATGTTTTA